GGCACGGAGCAGCTGCGCGCCCAAGTGTATTTAACCCCAAAGGGCATTACCAAGCTGGCACAGATGGTGGAAGCGGAGGCCGGCCATGCGTGAGCGTTTTTGGAGTTGGGCATTCTCCCTGGCTTTGGGAGTGAGTGAATTTTGCGAGCGCCGCATGTTGGCGGTAGTGAGGAACAGGAAATGAGCGTGAAGTTGATGAGTATTGCATGGGATATGAGTTTGCCGATGGGGCAGAAAATGTTGTTGCTGGCACTGTGCGATCATGCCAACGACGAAGGGGTGTGCTATCCGAGCCAAGAAAGGCTTGCCGCTAAGTGCAGCATGGCGCTGCGGACGGTGGTCAGCCATTGCAAATGGCTGGAGCAGCGCGGCATTTTGAGAAAAGAGCGCCGCCAAAACACCCAACGCAGGAAAACCGACCTGTACTACATCACGCTGGATGAATATTCAGAACCTGCAAATTCTGCACGTGCAAATTCTGCATGTGCAAAATCCAGCCCCGAACGTGCAAATTTTGCACCTTCGGAACGTGCAAATTTTGCACCTTCGTATAAAGAAGAACCATCAGAAACCTTTAACCATCAGAGAGAACCGTCAGAGGTGGCGACGGGGATAAATCCCGCCGCTGCCGAACCTGAATTTCAGCTGGCAGAAATCCAAACTGCCAAGCCTGCCAAACCAAAACCCAAATCTGAACCGAACCCCGACAACGTGGCGACTTGGCAAGCCTATGCCGGAGCTTACCGCGAGCGCTACGGGGTATTGCCTGCCTCGAATGCCAAAACACGCGGGCAGACGGCGCAACTGGTGCGCTTCGTTGGCAGGGGGCTTGCCCCGCATCTGGCGGCCTACTTCGTTTCCCACAATAACCGCTGGTTTGTGCAGTGCCGCCACGAAATCGGCTGCCTGCTCAAGTCCTACCAGCAGGTGCTGACCGATATGCAGCGCGGCGAACAGATGACCCAAGCCAAAGCGCAGCAGGCCGAACGCACGCAAGGCAATTTTGATGCCGTGATGCAGTCCGACGACATAGCGGCGTGGGAGCGCTACCAACGCAAACAACAGGGAGCAGCAGCATGAACCAACAAGAATTTTTGGCCAAACGCGCCGAACTGAAACAGGCGCTGGCCGTTACCGCCGAATTGACCGGCACCGCTTTGAGTGCGGCCGCTGTGGATGTGATGGTGGATGACTTGCAAACCTACGAAACGGCAGCCGTGCTGTCCGCACTCAACCGCTGCCGCCGTGAGCTGACCGGGCGCTTGAGCTTGGCCGCTATCTTGGAGCGTATTGATACCGGCCTGCCGTCTGCCGATGAAGCTTTCGGGATGTTGGCCGAAGGATGGCGCAATGAGGAGTTGACTGTGATTGTGCCGGAAATCGCCATGACGGCGGCGGGCAACGGGGCATGGGAGCTGTTCGCCGCCGGGGATAAGACTGGGGCGCGTATGGCCTTCCGCGACAGCTACACCCGACTTTCCGCCGACTTGCTGGCCAACGGGGGCAAAGTGAAATGGTTCGTTAGCCGTGGCTACAACCGCGAGCATCAAACCACCGCCATCATGGATGCAGTACGCAAAGGCCGCCTGACCGCCGAACAGGCACTGACTTGCTTGCCTTCCGAGGCGGCGGAGGAAAGGCATTGGCTGGAAACCGGCGAGCCGCTGCCCGCATTGCCGAACGGCAACCCGTTCCGCCCGCAGATTGCTGCGCTGCTCGAGCGATTGACGATGGAGGTGTGATATGGACACCTGCCCCTGCTGCCCGCCTACCGGCCCTGTGCTGAACTTCCGCTGCCCGGAATGCTGTGCCGAACAAATCCGCCGCTGCCGGCCGAACAGGAAGCTGCAGGAGAAGATGCTGCACCAACTGACTGCCATGTCCGGTGCGCCGACCCGTGAAGAGATTTTGGAGAAAGTGAGGAAACAACATGGAATCGATTGATGAATTTTTACAACGTTACGAGCAGCACAGATGGCTGTATATCCTGACTTCGCCTGTGGTGCTATTGATTGGCTTTGTGCTGTTGCTGATATTCACGGCTTTGGCCGGGGCTTGGCTGTTCGTATCGGAATGCTGGCGCGAATACCGGGGCTACATCACATCATACCCGCAACGCTACCGGGCGGTTTGGCGCGGGAGGAAGTGGGATGGCCAAGCGTAAATGCAAGGTGTGCGGTACGGTGTTTGAGAAGCAGAGGATGGGGCAGCTTGTCTGTTCCATAACCTGCGGCATTGAGTATCGGCGTGAGCAGAAGCGCAAGGCAGTAATCAAAGCCCGGCGCGAAGCCAAGCGCAAGGAACGGGCGAGAACCAAGGCGCTGCGGCACAGGCTGGAAACCATACCGGAGCTGACCAAGAAGGCACAGGCGGCGTTTAACCGCTACATCCGGCTGCGGGACAGGGGTAGGCCTTGCATCAGCTGCGGCACACCGTGGAAGGACAACTTCCAAGCCTGCCACTATGTGCCGGCGGGCAGGAGCGGCAAGCTGCGCTTTGACGAGGCCAATGTGCATGGCGGCTGTGTGCGCTGCAACCTGTACGAGAGCGGCAATATCCGCGGCTACCGGCAGGGCTTGATTGAACGCATCGGGCAGGCGCGGGTGGAGGAGCTGGATGCCGACCATGAAGTGCGGAAGTGGACGAAAGAGGAGCTGCGCGAACTGGCGGCGGAGTACCGCAGGAAGGCGAGGGAAATCGAATGAGCCAAAAGTTTGAGCGGGTGCTGGACAAGAAAAACAAGCGGGATGTGATGAAGCTGGCGTATGAGATGGCGGGAACGCTATTGCAGTCGCATGAAAAGGTCATTGTGGAAGTGCGGGAGCGGAAACGTTCGGATGCGCAAAATGCCAAGCTGCACGCGATGCTGGGGGATATTGCGAAACAGAAAACCTTTAACGGCCAAAAACTCTCAATCGAGCAATGGAAGATGATTTTTGTCTCCGGGCACCGGATTGCCACCGGCGGCACGGCTGAGATGGCGATTGGCTTGGAGGGCGAAGTCATCAACCTGCGGGAGAGTACGGCGCGGATGGGGGTGCGGCGTACGGCGAGTTTGATTGAGTATATCCGGGCGTGGGCGGCGGGCAACGGGGTGGAGTTTGGCGGAAGGGAGGGGTGAATGGGGCGGTGGACGGGCGAGCGCAATCCGAAGGCGATTTTGACGGAACGGGAAGTGGAAGTGATGCGGCGGCTGCATCGGTATGGGGTGAAGTATGAAACACTGGCGCTGGCGTATGAAGTGAAGATGCGTACGGTGGCGGCGATCTGCCGTTATGAGCGCTGGACGGATACGCCGGGTACACTCGAATGAATGGGGGGGGATACTACAATGGGGCAAATGGAAAAGCTGACACCAAAACAGGCAAGGTTTGTTGAGGAATACTTGGTGGATTTGAACGCCACGCAGGCGGCGATTCGGGCGGGGTATAGCGAGAGTACGGCGCGGTTTATCGGGCATGAGAACCTAACAAAACCCAACATCCAGCAGGCAATTCAAGCTGCAAGAAATAAACGCTCGGAGCGGGTGGAACTGACCCAAGATGAGGTAGTGCGGGATTTGCGCGAGCTGCGGGATATTTGCATGGGCAGAAAGCCGGTGCGGATAACGGAAGTGGTGAAGAATGCACAGATGGGCGAAGTAACCGCGCGGGAAGTGGAAGTGTATGCGCTTGAGCCGACTGGTGCTGGCAAGGCTTTGGACTTATTGGGTAAGCATTTGGGTATGTTTGTGGAAAGGACGGAACTGAGCGGGCGCGACGGCGGGGCAGTTGTGATTTCGGATGCAGAGCGTTCGGCCAAGATTGCCGGCTTGTTGGCGATGGCGAAGGCAAGGAAAGATGGGGAATGACGTATTGCCGCGCGAGGTGGCGGAATTGCTGCCTTACCTGACGGAGACGGAACGGCAGGAACTGGATAGCCTGCTGCGCGATTTGCCGCTGTGGCTGCCGCTGCCCGGGCCACAGTTGGCGGCCTACACCACGCAGGCGGATATTATCGGTTTCGGCGGGGCGGCGGGCGGCGGTAAGACGGATTTGGCTTGCGGCAAGGCTTTAACCCGGCATCAAAAGGTGTTAATCCTGCGCCGTGATTCTAAGCAGCTGCAGGGGATTGTGGATAGGTTGCGCGAACTGATCGGCAATGACGACGGCTTCAACAGCCAAAAAGGGGTGTGGCGGCTGGACGGGCGGCAGATTGAATTGGGCAGCTGCCTGCATGTGGACGACTGGCAGAAGTATCAGGGGCGGCCGCACGATTTGCTGATATTCGACGAGGCGGCGAATTTCTTGGAAATTCAGGTGCGGGCCTTGCTGGGCTGGCTGCGTTCGACCGACCCGAATCAGAAATGCCAGGCGCTCTTGACCTTTAATCCGCCGACCACGGCGGAGGGGCGTTGGATCGTGGATTTCTTTGCGCCGTGGCTGGATAAGAAGTTTCCTAATCCGGCGGTGGGCGGGGAAATCCGCTATGCGGCCAGTGTGGATGGGAAGGATGTGTGGGTGGATGACGGTCGGGAATTTGTGTTGGCGGGCGGGGTGCCGGTGTATGAGTTCGAGCGCGGGGCTTTCAAACCGGAAGAGGTGGTGAAGCCTTTGGCCCGCACGTTTATCCCCAGCCGGGTAACGGATAACCCGTATCTGATGGGCACGGGCTATGTGAATACGCTGCAATCGCTGCCCGAGCCGCTGCGCTCGCAGATGCTGAACGGGGATTTCAGCGCGGGGATTGAGGACGATCCGTGGCAGGTTGTCCCGACGGCATGGGCGGAGGCGGCGATGGCGCGCTGGAAGCCTTTGGACAAGCTGCCGGAGATGGACAGCCTGGGGGTGGATGTGGCGCGCGGCGGTAAGGATGAGACGGTATTGGCGCGGCGGCATGGGATGTGGTTTGACCGGCCGCTGGTGTATCCGGGCAGCCGAACGCCGGACGGGCCGGCTACGGCGGGCTTGGTGATGGCGGCTTTGCGCAACCGTGCGCCGATCCATATTGATGTGATCGGGGTGGGCAGCGCGCCGTTTGATTTTCTGACCGAGGCACGGCAGCAGGTGATCGGGGTGAATGTGGCGGAGAAATCGACCGCGCGGGATAAGTCGGGGCGCTTGGGCTTCCGCAATCTGCGCTCGCAGCTGTGGTGGCGGATGCGCGAGGCGCTCGACCCGGCCAACAATACGGGCATCGCCCTGCCGCCGGATTCGCGCCTGCTGGCGGATTTGTGCGCGCCGACCTGGAAGCTGTCCGGCGCGGAAATCTATGTGGCGAGCCGTGAGGAGATTGTGGCGAAAATCGGCCGCTCGCCGGACTATGCGAGCGCCTACTGCCTGGCGCTGTTGGATACGCCGAAAATCGACAGCTTGCGCGCGGCAGGCGGTAATAGAAAAGTGATGGAGTACAACCCTTATGCTTGATGTGCGGACAGATGACGGCTTGCGCCATATGGATTGGATTGAACGGCATCTGGCCGAGGCGCACCGCTCGGAAACGGAGGCGGCATGGGCCGGGCAGGTGAGCTTGAACCGTGAGCTGTATCAGGCGGTGGCGGCAGCGGGGAATCTGTTGTTTGCCGGGGCGTTTGCTGACGGTGAGCTGGTAGGCTACTGTTCGGCGTTCCTGTTGCGCCATCTGCATTATGACTGCCTGATGTGCCAGCATGACGCGTTGTTTTTACTGCCGGCATATCGGGCGGGGACGGCAGGCTTGCGCCTGGTGCGGACGATTGAGCGGGAGGCGGCACGGCGCGGGGCGGCTTATGCGGCCTGGCATGCCAAGCCGGGCAGCAGTTTTGAAGGCATACTTGCGCGGCGCGGCCGCCGTGAGGATGTGGTTTATTTACGGCAATTGATGAAAGGATAGAAAAGATGCCAGCAGCAGCAGCAGTTATTTCTGCCGTAGCATCGGCAGTGGGGACGGGGTATTCGATTTACTCTGGGGAGCGATCGGCTAAGAAGCAGGCCCAGGCTCAGGCGCAGGCGGAGAGGCAGGCGGAAAAGCAGGCTTTGCAGGCGGAGCGCGATTTCAATAAGGCCAACGGCAAGAAGGCCAACACGGCCGGCTTGCTGCAGGCGGCGCAACAGGACGGGGGCGGGGTGGGCAGCACCATGCTGACCGGCTCGGAAGGGGTTGGAAACGACAAGCTGAAACTGGGCAGGCAGGGCCTGTTGGGCAAAACCTCCCTCTTGGGGTAAGACATGGACACGACTTTACGCAAACGCATCCTGAAGCGGCATGCCGACCTGAAGAAGGAGCGTGCCTCTTGGGATGATCATTGGCGCGATATTTCCCGCCATCTGCTGCCGCGCTCCGGGCGTTTTTTGGCAGATGAACGCAATCGCGGCGATAAGCGCTTCAATGAGATTTACGACAGCACCGGCACGCAGGCGCTGCGCATCTTGGCGGCGGGGATGATGAGCGGCATGACTTCGCCGGCACGGCCTTGGTTTAAGCTGGCGATTGAGGATGGCGGCTTGATGCAGCACCAGCCGGTGAAGTTGTGGCTCGACCAGACGACTAAGCTGATGCACACCGTCTTCCAGCGCTCGAATACTTACCGTGCCCTGCATGCGATGTATGAGGAGCTGGGGGCGTTCGGCACGGCGGCCAGCATCATCCTGCCGGACTTCGATGATGTGCTGCACCACTACCCGCTGACGGTGGGGGAATATGCGGTGGCGACCAACTGGAAAGGCGAGGTGGATACGCTGTATCGTGAGTTCCAGAAGACGGTGGCGGAGACGGTGCGCGAATTCGGCTACGATAATTGCAGCCCATCCCTGCGCCGCCGCTATGACAACGGGAAGTATGATGACTGGGTGACCATTATCCATGCCGTCGAGCCGCGCTTGGAGCGGGATGCTTCGCGCCGCGATGCGCTGAATATGCCGTGGCGTTCGGTGTATTTGGAAAAAGGGGCGGGGGAAAACGAGGTGCTGCGCGAGGGCGGTTTTAGGCGTTTCCCGGCCCTATGCCCGCGCTGGACGGTGTCGGGCGGGGATATTTACGGCCACAGCCCAGGCATGGAGGCATTGGGCGATATTAAGCAGCTGCAGCACGAACAGCTGCGCAAGGCGCAGGGTATCGACTACAAGACCAACCCGCCGCTGCAAGTGCCGACCAGCCTGAAATATCGGGATGTGGACAGGCTGCCCGGCGGGATTATGTACACCGATTCCGCCGGCTCGCAGGCAGGCATCCGCCCGCTGTATGAAGTGCAGCTGGATTTAAACCACCTGTTGCAGGATATTCAGGACGTGCGCGGGCGCATCCGCAGCACCTTCTATGCGGATTTGTTCCTGATGTTGAGCAATCAGCAGAATCCGAATATGACGGCCACGGAGGTGGCGGAACGGCATGAGGAAAAACTGCTGATGTTGGGGCCGGTGCTGGAGCGTTTGCAGAACGAGCTGCTCGACCCGCTGATTGAAACCACCTTCGACTTTATGCAGGAGGCGCAGATGCTGCCACCGCCGCCGGAAGAACTGGCGGACGTGGATATCGATATCCAGCTGGTATCGATGCTGGCGCAGGCGCAGCAGGCGGTGGCTACCAACAGCATCTACCGCTTCATTTCGACCGTGGGCGGGGTGGCGCAGTTCAAACCGGAGGTGTTGGACAAGATTGATGCCGACCGCTTGACGGATGTGTACGCTTCGGCCTTGGGCGTGGATCAGTCCATTATGCTGCCGGAGGAGCAGGTGCAGGCGGTGCGCGAGCAGCGGGCGCAGCAGCAACAGCAGGCGCAGCAGCTGGAGATGGCCAACCAGGCGGCGGATGCGGTGCAGAAGGTGAGCCGGGCGGCAGGCAATGCGGATGTGACGGAGGCGTTCAGCGGCTATGCTTAGGCAAGGCGGGAATAAAGGGCGGCGCAGGCTGCCTTTTTTGTTGGCTTGGGGTATGATTGTCTATCCTTACATTCTTCCCCACTTGTTTGTTAATTATGGATATAACTGATTTTGAAATAACTCTCCGTTATGACGGATTGGATGCTGAGAGACATGTTAT